GTCTTCAAAAGCATTCTTGTATGCCTGATATCCGGAGAGATCAATTTGTGCATCCTTCATCTTTGAATAAGGCACAGCACCCTCTTTGAGCCCAAAAGATGCAACAAAAAACTCTTTTGCCTCTTTCAGTTCAGCAGACTCTGTTCCATCAATAAGGCCTCCGGGCCTTTTGAGAGAAGTCTCAAACTGATCCATTCTTTCTGTATAGAGCTTTTCAAAGTCAGACTGCTTTTTGTCAAGCTCCTCCTGTCTTGTAGAGATGTCTGCGGCAAATTTGTTGATTCTTTCTTCAACAAGTACATCATCCACCTTCCCTTCCATGAGACTCTTCAGTTCAGCATAGTCTTTGTTGATCTGATCAAGTGTTGCTTTGGTGTTATCACCCAGCTTTTGCACTTCAGTCTTGACTGCCTGAACAATTTCTGAATATTCTTGTGACATATCATTCTCCTTGTTCTTTGATTTTAATTGAAAGCACTTCTGATCATAATGTCCGCATTGAGCTGCTTGAGCATAGCAGATATTTCACCAAGTGCCTCATGCTCAACATTCTCTGGCTCACCCAGGGAACTGCGACACAATGACACAACATACTCCGCAGCACTCTTTGAAAGTCCGGCATCACGCAGGGCCTTCTCAAAACTTCTTGGATCAGTTGCAGCCTCCTTGATTGTTTTTACTGATGTTATTGTTGCTCTTGTATTTGCTGGAAACGTCACTGGTGATATCTCCCACAATTCAATCTTTTTAAGTGTTCTGATTTTTGTTTTTGAATCATCTTCCCACTCTGATGCTGTGTAACCAATAGAGAGGCCCTGCAATGCTTTCATCTTCATCAGAACATGAGCATCATGGCCAATCTGTGTCTCAATAGCCAGCTGGCCTCTCACTTTCAAGCCTTTGCTGTTCTCAGAAATTTCATGCCAGACTCCAATTGGCTGTGTCGGGTCATGCTGCCATAGCATAGCAATCCCTGTCCCATTCCGGCCTCCCTTCTCAAGACTCTCTTTAAAAGCTCCCTGGGCAATTACATCACCATAAGAATCAGGCTTGCCTCCAAAGGTGCTTCCATAGCCTTCAAAAAAACCGGAGCTGTCCATGCTTTCAGCTTTTATTTCAAAAGGCACTTCAAAAATTTCCATCTCTCCACTCCTCCTCACATAACATGATATAGTGCCACACACCTACAATTGGCAATATTCTTGACACTTGCTGTCTCATCACCCGGATACATCATAGCATCCGGGCCAACCATAAAATAGTCATCCTTGGGAACAACTTGACCATTGGCCCTTACATGCCATTGCCTTGTTCTTGAATCTCTTGCTGACATCCATTCCTTCTCCATTCTCAAGCCTGTGGCATTCATGCCTTCATGATATCCACCCATTGCTGCTGTATGTGTTTCTGTTCTTGCTATCAATTTTGCTCTCTTCCTGTTGATGTCTTTCCCTGTTGCCACCAATTCTTTTGCTATTTCAGCCCTGGGCTTTTGCTCCATCACTCCTCTGTTCAACACTCTTCTGATTTTGTTCCTTGTAGTGTTGGTAATATATGACACCATCAGGCCTGCTCTCTTCTCTCCCCAAACACTGGCCCAGGAATAGAAAGCATCCATAATCGGACCTTTGACCAAATATTTTGTTGTGGACTTATCAGCATCAACATCACCCCAGGCCATCTCAGCAAAGTTCCAGACAATTTCCATCAACCACTTTTTGCTGTTCTTGGTGAATCCTTCAATAATATCATCAACAGCATCCTCTGGTGTTGGGTCATCTCTTTCCATACTCTCTGCAGCTTTGCTATATGCCTTCTGGAGAAAATTGAATATGTCAACTTCCCACCTATTTTCAAAAAGCATCATTCCCCGGAGAAACATCAGCCTGGACACTTTTTTCTGAATCGGTATTTTGGAGTTGATTATCATTCTTCATCCTCCTCTTCATCATCAACACCTTCATCAACATCTTCATCAACATCTTCATCAACATCTTCATTCTCATCAGTTGCAAAGCCAACCATTGATAAAGGAATCATTGTTCCAGGCACAAGTATTACATCACCACCATCAATCTCTGAGAGGCCTTGCATCATTCTCTTCTCATTGATGGTCAAAAAGTCAGCCTCTTCAGCCATCTTCCATCTTGCCTCCCTCTTTGGAGCAAGAGCAGGGATGTCATCAAGTTTGTAGTCAATATAAAATTCCTGTTCATCAAACAACCAATAGTTCAGCTCCTGGGCAAAGTAATTCAAATAATAAATGACTGTGTCCTCCCAGAATGCCTGCCGGGCCTCTTTTTGGTTGCTGTATGTATTGTCCCCAGGAATGCCAACAAGCATAGGTGGAACACCATAAGCAAAAGCAATCCTCCGGGCAAGTTCTCTGCCTCCCTCTGTGAAGTCAAGATCAGTTGGGCTGTATCCGTATGGCTTCACCTCTGTGCCCTGATCACCTTCAACAATCATGTTCTTTCCAACATTATCTGTTCCTGAATAATCCTCTTTCAATCTCTTCTCAAGCCTATCATATTGCTGATCTGTTAGCATCCCCTTCACCATGAACAGCATGCCAGGCCTTCCCTCATTCTCAAGCAGCTTTTTGTTCCATTTGGTGGCCTCATTGCTTGTGTCTATATCCCTTGAGGCCGGGATGGTTGCTGCAGCTCCCCAGAAGTCATCAGTTGGGTGAAAGTCTTTCATATGTAAAATATCACATTTGCCATTTACCGGGTTGCGGTCCCATTTTGTGGACCGTGTTCCAACTGTATATTCATAACCTGACACCCGGCCAACTGATGGATCAGTCAATATTTTCATTCTGTCCGGCCGGAGTGAATGAAGCTCCCTTGCCATTCCTTGATTTGGTCCAGATTGAGGGCCTATTTTTTCAAGAAAGCAGTTTCCACTCATAACAAGGTATGCTGTTGACTTGAGAGCAAAAAATGACCAGCTCTCATCCGGGTTGGCTCTCTCCAGCACTCTGTAAAATGGATGACTTGGACTTTCTGACACAGTTCCATCATTCTGTTCCCTCATTACACTCCAGTGAACTGAGGCAACTGACCGGGCAATAAGGCTGATACACCTATATGCTATGACATTCTTCAAATATGTTTCTTTTGCAAAGTTCTCATAGTCATGCGGTGACCATACAGCCCCACCTGTTCCCCGGATTATGATGGCTGTGGTTGAGCTTTCTTTTCTTCTTGAAAATATTTTGAATGGATTTTTCATTTAATCTCTCTTGTCCCAATATTCTTGAAATGTCATCTGGTGCTCCCCGGCCTTATCATACACCATTGGCAGCTCCTCTTTTGATTCTTTATAATCAAGAAAGATGTCAGCCTTTGCACACTTGGCCTCAAGCACAGAACAGTCCAGCTTCACTTTTCCAACAGCTGAATAATATAAACATCTTTCATACCGGATACAAACATTTGATGTCCCCTTCTGAAAGTCTTTCAGCTCAGGATAATGGGCACACCCAGTAATGAGCACAGCAAGAGCAGCACCCATCATAGCTGAGCCCAGGAAAGCAGCAACCCTTGAAATAATTTCAAACTTCATTACAGGCCCTTTCCAAAAAATATAATTATGTAATTCAAACAGCCTCCGATTGCCCAAAAGCACAAATCTCTCAGACTGTCAGCCCAGGTCTTTGGCAATGCCCATGTTCTGATGTACTCAAGATGCTGATATGCTTCCATAAGCATTCCACAAATAAGACCAACCATAATCGGAACATGATAGAATGGCAGAAAATAATATACAGCATAAGCTGCCCAGAAGGCCCAGAACATATGAACATGCTGGTATGCCAATTCCTTCTTGCCCCAGAATCCATCTTTTGGTATTCCAAATGGCATTACATTCTCCCTTCCTTCTCATCTCTGCCTTTATCATAAATCCTCACCACACCAATATAGAGCCCAGAAAGTGTAGCAATCACAGCAGACATAGTTCCAAGAACTGAGGCCGGATATTTGACATATGACATATAAAGAAACATCCCAACACTCACAAACAGAGCAACCATGAGCACAAATCCATAAACATATGGTGGCTTGATGTACTCAGAATCTGATGCAAACCAGAATGGTCTCAAATACTTTCTGATGAACCTTCTCAAAATTTTCATTCCCAATACCCTCCTTGTTTATAATCTATATAAATTTCATTTGTGTTTCTCATCTTCTCTCTGACTTCTCTTTTAAAGTTTGACCATTCCTCCGGATGATCAACAAACCATTTATGGCATTGCTTTCCGGTCAGCTCATTATGCAACACCAGATCAGTGGCCTCAAGATCATACTTGTCACAGAGAAAAGCACAAAGCAGAACCAATGACTGATATGTATTTGGATACATTGCCCCTGACCAATCTCTGTGAGTACACTCAATGGAGATGGTGTTGAAATAAGGGGGATTGCCAAAATATTCAGCTACACCCGGCTGATATTCTTTTGCCCCGGAGCTGTATGCAATTTCCTCTTCAGGAATTATTTGAACAATGTCTCCATCAAGGTCAATTATGTAGTGAGTTGAACCAAAGCTCAGCTTGCCACCTTTTCTCATCTCAAAATATCTCCGGGTGAACTTTGCTGATGTCCCAGGATTGGCCACCCAGTGAACCTCAATTGCTTTGACTCCCTTTCTTGCCCTTCCTGGCCTTGAGAATCTATTTGGTGTCAGAAAGTCTTTATAAATTGTTATTGTTTCATCATCAAGTGAGACTTTCTTGCTTTCATCTTCATTGAAGTCAGCACTCCTCCGGGCCTCCTCATTTAAAAGGCCCTGAATCAATGTCATTATTCTTTCAATTATTTTTTTCATAAGACACCTCAATCAAAAAATTCACTTATGAGCAATTTAACTTTATCAAAGGTCAGCTTTGCCCCATCAACAGATGCTGTAACAACAATCTGAACTTCATCACCCTTCTCCAACTCAGCAACAACAAAAGCTCACCATTACATAAAATGTTCATCTTTTTGACTTTATTTCCCTTGAGCCCATTGTGTCAATCTCAAAATGAAAGTCAATCTCAAGAAGGAATGGGCTGCTTGTTCCTATCCCTGCCCAAGTGTCATCAGCTCCTGTGTCTGTTCTTTTAATATTACAGATCAGCATTCCACTGACAATTCTCTTCCCGGCCCCAGAAATTGCAACTTCAGGAGTCATCTGGTGTTTCCAGTCAACTCCATCACAAGCATCTGAAAGGTCAAGAGTGTTCAT